GCCAGCCTGTTGAATTTTGTCCTCTGTTGTCTTTGATGCTTTGTATGCGTCCTGCAGGATCATCCCAATAGTTTGTACCAAAGTCTTTGGCAAGTCCAATTTCAGTTGCTGCTTTGATAATGCCTTCAACTGTGCCATACTCTTTGCGCTCCAGTTTGTCAGCACTTTGCAAGATTGCCGCTTCCAATGCTTTGTGTCTACAGAACTGTTCAAAGTTATCCATAAACCAGTTTTTGTGTTCTGGGCTTAGTCTGTCACTTACGTCTTGTACTTCAACACCATTCACTGCACGAACTTGATCCAGCATGGGAACATCATGGTATTCTTCTGCATGCTTTTGAATAAACTCCACAGTGTCTCTGAACTGTCTGTCAAAGTAACTGCTCTCAAGAATGGCATTACAACGCACAAACAAGTCCTTGTCTGCCAACAAGAACTCCAAATATAATTTTTGTAAATCTGCGCTGTAGTCTTCACTCATTCATTTCCCCTTTTAGCTTTTTTGTAATATACTCTTCTCTGGTATATATCAAAGTCCATTGATTGCCTTTTCTAGGCACAGCGCCTTGACTATCCATAGTTATAACGTACTCATAATAATCTGTCAACCATATCATATCGTTAGTAATATCGCTGCGTTTTGGTATCCAAGCAAATCGCTTGATCCATTCTGTAGTTGGTGTGAAATGAGCACTTATATGCTTCATGTTTGCTGCTCTCTTATAAAATTCTTCATCCCTGATGTTGTAATCATCTACAACGGGATTTAGCAAGTATTTTGATCTTTGTACTCGATGTCTCGACACTTTCTAATACACTCCTTACTGTAAACAGTCTACCATAGTGCATGGCTGCATCTCCGGCATCTTTAATATCTTCTTCCCATTCTGGAAAACTAACAGCCCATCCACGTTTGACTGCAATGTTTACTGTGTCTCTGCCTGGTTGATCAAAGTCCGGCAATAGCACAACATTTTTTCCTAAGTCTTCGATTATACTGCACTGTGTAGCACTAGGTGTGTTTCCTGCTAGTGCAACTCCGCCAGTTATCAGTGCATCAAATTGACCTTCAGTAACAATCACTGTGTCGTGTTTTTTCTGTGCATCTAAGTTGTACACAAAATGCTTTGGGCTTTGCAAATAATACTTGGGCATTGCTTCTGGTCTGTGTTCTGGTACCCAACGTGCAGTGTATCCTACAGTAACGCCTTGGTATATAAATGGCAATATCACTCTATTAGCAAAGTGCATGTGTGGACTCCAATGCCAATGCTTGTGAAAATCTATACCACGTTTCATTAGATATGTACAAGCCAATGCCAGTTTATCCAGTTCTTTACTGTCCAGTTCATCTATAGGATATGCACCAATTGGATAACTGCGAGGAGGCAGTTCCATTGGCTCCCATTTTATTTTTGTTTTCTTAGTTTCTTGTTCTGGTATATAAACTCTACTGATATCTTTTGCATCTTGTTCTTTGAGCAGTTCTAAGTTAACTCGTTGTATATCACTTTCATCTGCACCAAATGCTTTCAATAAACTGGACAGTCTTCCTGCAATACGTCTATCTTCACTCCATCCTGTTTTGAATCCACAGTTAAAGCAATTGTACTGAAACTTTTTGTCTTGAAACATAATACCGCCTCTGCCTCGTTTGTCTGGACTATGACCACGAGTGTGGCACATTGGACAGTTGCCACTGATCCAACCACTGGGTGTTTGTTTCCAGCCATGAGGCATGTTCTGACGAATAAAGTCTAGTACTATCATATATTGATATTAGCTTCTGTAAACAACTTTGTCAAGTGTTCCTGTGTTGGCTACATCCGGAGTGTGAACTATTCTCACATACTGATATTGACCATAAAATGTATGATATTTTACACCAGTGTCACTGGTTAAAGTATAACTTTGACCTGCAATATCAAACCAGTCACTGTCGGTGGGTTGTATACTCAGTGTTCCCTGAAACTTGTATACACCTGTATAATCTGTTGTGTGTACTTGTGCAGTTTGTAGTCCTGTTCTATTTGCGTTTTGTGCAGGACCTGTCATTCTACCACCAACTCTGTCATCTCCTACAGTTTGGAATACACTAACAGTTTCACTTGCTCTAAATTCTCCAGGTTGATCTCTTACATCTAACACATAGGACAATCTCATGTTTTGATCACTTGTGCCGCCGTAACTTCCAGTGCTGTTTGTCAAGGTATAAGTAACTGTGACATCATATGTTTTTGCATCAAGTTGTGAAGTTTCTTCATGATCTAAATGAAGTAAAAGTATACCATTGTCATAATCATGAGGCATTAATTGTTTATTAATAACAACAGCACCGCTAGTCCTGTCAATGATCTTACAAGTGTAGGTTTTATTGTGCAGAGTTTGTGGTTTACGATCTGTATCTTTTGCAAAAAAATCAATATCTATATTAAGACCTTTATAACAAACAAGTGGTTTGTGATTGTCAGGACCGTAGTAACTAGTGCCTCTGCGTTCAGGGATAAGTATTTCTGCCCGTTGGTTGTATTGATAAATGGTTGCTTGATGCATGTTAAAATCTCCACTTGTATTTATTTGAATAAGTATTTAAAATGAACAGTATTCCAAAGAAATATCAAAACTTATTAGACGATTTTCCTTTTTTAACGCTTGTAAGCTATGGAGGAAAAGAGTATGTAGGAATTATTCAAAATGTTGATAATAATTTAGCCAGCATGTATAATTTTGATGGCATAAAAACATTAGAGCAAAAACAAATATTCTTGAATTTAGGTGAGGAATGGTGGTGGGGAACAAATAGAATGATTCCCATTAACATAATTCTCAAAAGTCAATTTGAACCTTTTAAAGAATGTCTGCTTACTTTTAGCATCAAAGATTTTGAAATACTGCATGGTCCTTCTTTAAGTTTGAGTAATATTATACAAAAACGTGTTAAAAGAAAAAACATACAATTAGTCAGAAGAATGAACAATTAAGTAGTTCTTAATGCACTGTTTACCTGAGGATCAATTACATCAAGCCTTCTGGCAGTTTTCTTTTCTGCAGCATGTAACAACAGAGCACGACGAATTTCATTGCTTTTGTTGGGCATAGTACTGTGCAATAGTCTCGGATGCCAGCAAACGAAACTACCTGCGCCAGCAGTATATTGTTCATAATTATCTGCAAAAAACGGTGCCCACATATCTAAATTATCACGCATTTGTATAGCATCATAGATGTACTTGTGTGAACCTGGAACATATCCTGTAGCACCGTTATCTGGTGTAAAGTCGCACATCATTACCATAAATTGTAATCCTAATAATCCTTCTGCATAACGAAACTCTTTAAATCTATACGGTGTATCGATATGTGGACGATAAAAATTCATACCTGGTTGTAATACAATAAAATCTTGAACATGCCATACCCAATTACCTTGTCCAAATGCAGCATCTGCCATCGGTGATAGCTGATGTTTAATATTATTAATATGCGGATGATGCACATGCTCTGTCCAGTAATATGCCCAATCTACATCTTCTTTTGGATTTTCCATTTCAGCAACATTGTTCCACCCATACCATTTCATATTTTTATCATGCCCACGCTGTGGTTGCAGTGTACTAGCATAATCATTTAATTCATTAATCATGTCATGATTAAAAATATTTTGATGTACTGTAAATCCTATGTGATTAATGTCATTAATAAATTTTTCTTTATCCATACTAATATCCTAATTGCTCACAAATCAAATTCATGTGTATGACCACAACCATTGCATAACTGAGTGCGTGAGCTTTTTTAAAGTAATATGCTTTGTTATCGTTTACAGGCTTGATCCATACCTGTTGCATTATGGTTTGCCAATCTTTGTCTTGTAAATAACGTTTGGCTGGTCTGATAATTGCCAGTGTTGCTGCTAGTTGTTCTACGCTGCACGGCTTTAATTTTTTAATAAGTTCATCATGCCCACTGAGATGAAAAAGTTGATCTACAAAATCTTTGTGTTCTAACAGTTCCCAGATTGGTTCTCTGTCCATGAGTTGTTGTAGATGATTATCGTCTTTAACATCTTTATAGATACTGAGGTTTAGCAAGTCTAATTTAAAAAAACCCATTTGATCTGCATCAGTGTGTTCTACTGTGCATACACCGCTAAAAGGATTGCTGGGTACTCTGTGAAAGTACACACCTGTGTTGTGCTTGCGCTGTTTTAGTTTTGCTGGAACATGTCTAAAAACTTCAAGTGCTTGTTGTCTATCTGCAAAGTCAATATCAATATCAGGTAGTTCCATCTATCATCTCCTGTACAAAGTGTGCATCATGTGGATTCAATTGTCGTTTTTTAGCCCAATAGTCTGCATCGATACAATTGGCTATTCTGTTTACACACTCGTTGGGCATTGCACCAATTGCATGTTCTGCACGTTTACTACTGATAATAATCCACGGACTTATCTTGCCCATTTCAACCCAATCAGCAATTATATAACCACTGGCACTTTCCCAAAATGTATCAAAGTATTGTGTGGTGCTAGCATGCTGCACAAACCGTTCCAGCGCACGTTCTACACTTTCTCTTTTGCAATGATCCTGTACAAACAACAAATACATTTTGTCTGTGGGCCAGTCTTTGAGCTTTACTTTGTTTTTGATCAACCAACGTGTAAACTGTTCTTGATCAATTACTCTTGTGTTAATACAATAGTTACCATACTTTACAAAAGCTGTGTAGTATTGACTGTCAACAAAGTCTTTATACTCTCTAGGCTTGCTTTGCATTTCAATTCTATAAAACAAATCATAACTGCCAAATCCTACCAAGACATCTTGATTATCTTTGCTTTGCCAACGTCTTTTCTTTTCACAACTGTGAGCCAAGAGTGTGCCTTCTCTTTGAAAGCTCTTCTTACAGTATTCACATTTGAATGTGCCCATTGTTACCTTTATATCACCAAGTTGGCTAACTACATTTTCTGCTGTGGTCATTTAAACAGCTCTTTGATTTGTTTTTTATCCATGCCCATCTCTTCAGCAATGTCTACAAAGTCTTGTTTGCTATTTGTACTTACCAAAAGTTCTAGTTCATCGTCGTTGTATGTTGGATAAAGTTCTTGCAACCACTTTAACAGTTTACCTGCTTTGCCTTTCTTTTGTTTACTAGGCGGAATCCAGGGATGAAACTGTGTTACACCCAAGCCCACACACTGTAACAGTTTGTGTTGCAGTTGAGGTTCATGTCTTAGGATATTGTAGTGCTTGTTTACTAATTCATTTGTTAGTTTAAGATAATGATATTCAATGTCTGGATTATTGGTTTGCACTGCACTGGTATAACGCATGAGCACAAAGATACCCACTTTCTTTTGTTCTTCTTCAGTCAAGCTATCCCACCACGATCTGTCACGTTGGTCAATTGCTCGCATCTCTTCTTTGATACTCAGTTTGTTACTCATACCAATGCTTTCTTTTATTGGGGTTGAATCCCATGTCTTCGTCGTAGTGTCTAATTGCTTGATTAATAATAGTCCACTTTATCCAACTGTCCCAACAATGATCTCTATTACCAAACACACTGTTTATAATATAAACTAAGTTAGCTTTATTGTCACGTTTTCTTTGCCAATTTCTTGCACTAAACGTCTGATTGATTCTTCCTCCTAGTAAAACATTTACAAATATACTGAATGCAATACTAACTCGTCTAACATATCTTACCATAAATCATCCGTACTTAGTACATCTGGTATTTTATTTGTTTCCTTAACAAAGTACACACACGGACTGTTAGCATCTTCTGTTAGTGGCACTGTTAGTATGTGTCCAAACTTGAGTTTAGGAAAATACCATTTTACTTCTTGATAAATGTTAACTATCTCTATTTCTTCAAAACTGGGCAAGAATCCTGTGATTGGATTGAACACAAATGCTTTGAATCCTCTGTCGTTTAAACTTGTAACAGGCAACACTTCGGGTTCACCTATCATAGGATCACAAGTTACTAAACTCCAGTCCAAAGGTATTTTAACATTTTTATCTCCAATTTTGAGTATTGCTGCAGGTGCATTAAAACTTTCTAAAAACACCAATGGAACAAAAATGTAATCAGCATCCTTGGGATTGCTATAATCGAGAACACAATATCTTATATCCTCAATTTCTTCTGGCACCATATCTAAATTATATGCTGTATTATCTACTGTGAGTATTTTTGTCATCGATAATCCACTTTCTCTATATGAAACGGATATTTTGCTTCTCTATAGAATTTCTTTCTTTCTGTTAAATGTCTTTTGCTAAATTTTGCACTTGATGTAATATCCCAAATTTGCACATGGTCTTTGTCTTGTGCTTTACGAATGCCTCGTCCTATTGACTGGATAACACGGACAAAACTTTTGCCAGGCTCAACCAGCACAAGATTAAATATACGAGGAATGTTAATACCGACAGCCGCAACTCCATAGGTTGCCACAATGATTTTATTGTTTGCTTCGCTGACTTCATCATACTCATCTTTTCTATCCTTGCTTTTCATTGATCCACTGATAAACACTGTGTCATCACCCAGTCTATCCACTAGTCCTTCGCCTGCCTTGATACGGTCAACCAACACCAATGTGTTTCCGCCTTGTGCTAGTTTGGCAATCAATTCACTCATATAGTCCAAGCGTTCTTTGTTTGTCGTCAAATATGTGAGTTCACTTTGATAATCCCCATAACTGATAGTATCTTGTAGTTGTAGTACGTTAACTTCACAGTTGGCTAGTACACCCATGTCTTGTAGTTCGTGTGCGCTCAAACTGTTGGTCACTTCGCCCAAGCTCACTTCCAAGCTCAAACGTTCGTGATCTGCTTTGGGTATTGTGCCTGTAAGCCCCCAACGAATTGGAATATTGCTGAATGCTCCAGTAAGCAGTTTTTTCAGGACATCTGCTTTGGCTTGGTGAACTTCGTCAACCATAACACACACAACTCCCTCTGCAAAATGGTGTAACCCTTCGTCTGCTAGCCCATCACGGAATCTTTTCTCTAAAACATTCAAACTCTGCCAAGTACATATGGTATGAGTTCGACCCAACTCTTTTCTATCACCGAAGTAAACACCTACATCCAGTCCCAAGTTGACATAGTCAGCTTCTGTTTGAGTAACCAAGTCTTTGTTTGGAACGATAACAATAGTGCGTCCGTAGTTTTCGCACATATAACTCAATGCCGCAGTAATCAGTGTCTTACCTGCACCAGTTGCAATCTCCTGCAAGCACTGTGGCGTTTGCAAGAACTTGTTGATGACCTCCACTTGATAATCTCTGAGTACAATTGGTTCGCCTGCGGCTGGATGTTTCTTGGGCCAGACCCTGTCACTGAACAATTCTTCGGTTACCAAATCCCACTTGAGTTCGTGTGGTTGTCTGTGATCCTCTATATCAATGCTGTATCCTTCTTCATCAAGTATGGGCAAAATATGAGGCAAGCAATTTATAAATGTACTGCCACCCATTGTAAAGTAACCCACACAGCCGTCCCAACGTCCTAGTTTGTATGCTGGAACATGATATGCATATGGCAAAAAGAATTTGAGTTTCTTTTCTAATTTTCGACGAGTAGTCAACCCAAGTCCTTCAAACTTGCAGTTAACCTCGTCTTTGAGGACGAGTTTTGTTTTCATGTTTTAATAATACGCTCGGTTATAAATTTTGTCAATACCCAGGCAAGCTAGCTTTGGCTTGGAGATTGTTAGCGTGGTTTTCCATACGCTGTAATTGTATTTGTAAATCAGCCACTTGTTGTTTTAATTGTGCGATGATTTCATCTTTTTGTTTGAGTTCTTCTAATCCTCGATATCCGTACTCTGTATATCCGTTTTTATCTTCATCGATTAGTGATGCATGTACAAAACCTCTTGCCATTGTTTACTCCTGCTGCTGTATTAAATGTTTTTTTATGTGTTTCTTACTTATAAGATGTTTAGATGTAATATCTTTGTCAAACACATAATCTTTTATATTCAATTCAAACTCGTGCTGTCCATTTTTTATTTGTTGTGATATTTTGCTTGCTAAAATTTTATTATTCTCTCCAGTCATATGATTATATCTCATATCAACTGTGTTTTTTTGTGACATCTCTCGACGATCAAATGTTTCAGAAAAAGCACGTTCTTCTAGTAATTGAATGTTTTCCAAATAAGACGAAACCGAGTCTTTAGGAACATTAAAGCACCAGATAAAAAATACCTTAGTATCTTTTTTTATATCTTGATACATTAAATCATAAATTATTTCATCTCGGGTGTCGTCTTGTATGTGTAAAAGATAACTTTGTACGGCACGATACCATAATCTTTCATCTCCTGTAGTATTTTTTTCTCTAAAAGTAGCAGTTTCTATATTGGTACCTATGTAAATGTATTCATCTTCGTATTCATCTCTTACTACCTTACTAATACGTCTATGATCTGTGCCAACAAAAATTATTTTGTCATACTGATCACGGTGATCTAAGTATTTTTTATAACTATAATAAAAACAAGTACCTGCTTTTGCATAATTGTCAATTTGCCAGTCTGGATGAAGTTGTCTCAAATATTGAGCCCAAGGTTTTCCAAAATCACTTAGAAATGCATAGTCGGGCCAATAGTGCAGAATTCTTTCAACTGCAAAACTATCTCCGAATATAGCTACACGCATTAATCTTTCCTTGTTATACTAATACTTATAAAATAAAGGGACTAGTAAGAAGTCTTACTAGTCCCTAGGTGCCTAACTGATGTGAGTGAGAGTGACGCAGACAGAGGAGTACATCAGTTAGTATTGGTAACCATTATTGTGAGTGAGTTTGGTTACCAAATTCTTTTAAATACGTTTCATACAAGTTGACTCAACATAAGCCTTCCATTTGTTAACATTCATCTTGCGCAAGTCTGCAATTTTTAGAACCATACGCAAGCTCATTTCACGCAACCGATTCTTATTTGTATAGATATAATCCATAACTTCGGCTTCGTCTTGTTTGCTGAAGTTATAGCTATCTAGCATTCCATCTCCAACAATTTGTTTACAGCGCAAGAATTTGTCTCGCATTGTATCCAGTGTCAAGTCCAAGTAGTGACAACGTGACATAATCGCATCCAAGTGATCCTTCATCTTACCACGTGTTTTGTCAAACTTGAGGTTCGTAATAAAGATAATCGAACCTTTAAATTCAAATTGATCAGGCACACCGTTATTAGCCAGTGCCCGGCTTTCGCTACGCCAGCTTAGTGTCCGCTTGGGACTACTGTCCAGTGCCGCTTTGAGCAAGTTCAAACTTACTTCATCGTACAACACACTGTCACAGTCGTCCAGTACCAACACACTGCCATCACCACTGTAATCATACAGCAACTGATATAGACCAATTGGACTAGCAGCGCCTTTTTCAACACCAAACTTGCGAGTTGAACTGCCACTCATTTTAAGCATAATGCCTGCATCTTTGAGTACCTTTTCAACTCCAAAGCTCTTGCCAACACCCGGAGGGCCAGTAACAACCATGCCGCGAACCACCCCGTCACATGACGCATATGTCATGTCTTCGAGGATCTGAAAACGCTCCCGCAATCGTTCGATGACTTGCTCATCTGTTTCAGGTTGGGCGGCTTGGCCTGAAACAACATTCTCTCCTTCTTCCAAGTAGTCAAATTCACTTTCATCAACTACCTTAATCCGAATGGATCGATCCGGGAAGCCAGGTACTGCACTACCATCTACAGTAATAAAGTTACCTGTTTTGCCTTGTTTGTATTCTTTTACCAAAGGAAATACAACATCCTTAACATTCAAATTACGATATGTACCGTTTGCGATACGAACTTCAGTTGCTGTCTGCATAGTTTCTCACTCCTATTTTTACAACCTACATATTAATAATAGCATCTTTGTTTATGCTGTCAACCTTTTTATTACTCTATTTTCACATAATTGAACACAGTTTCTTTACAATTTGAGAATTTACTCACATCATGCGTTTTAACTTTTCCTGTCATAATCACGTCTCTGCCTTCTAAAATTCCAGCAATATCTGGCTCACGATTAAAAAAGAACTTAACAATATTTCCTTGTGTGGTCAAACAGGTCACCAAGTGAATGCTGTATTTGGCAATAAATTTTACATCTTGTATGTGAGCAGGAAAACGCATACGCTCTCCAATCTTACCAACAAACTCACTGGTTTTGCGATGCTCATCAAAGAAATTGTCCAATCCTTGTCGTTTTTGCAACACACGGAAACTATTGGGCAAACTAGCAAGAACTGCTACACCAAAGCCGTCTGTGGTTTCACTGCCCACAGCATTGAGAACACTTTGTTCAAAATCATTGATTGTGCCCATCATTTTTTTGGCAATCAATTCATGTTGAAACTCGTCAACAATTTTATCAGCTTGAGCAACAGTGTCTTCACTGATAGCAGGCATTTCTTCTGCACCTTGCATGTAATTTAGGATTTGTGTTTTGTTATCGTTCACACGCTTGTCAGCTTCCCAATCATGGTAGCCAAAGCCACTTTTAATAAAGCCTTGTGCTTTATCAACTTCGATAGCAAGTTCCAATACTTGACGAGTATTGTATGTAACCTTTTGACGAGCCATGTTCTTGTCCTCTGTTTTCTTTTCAACTTACTATTTTATAATAGCATCAAGATATCTTATGTCAATAGATTTATTGCTAAAAATATTAAAAAAATTGTAATAACAGGATGTCTTATTGGCCAAGTCCAAAGGCTTCTATGTCTTGGCTTTTTTGACTGATTATAATTACTGGTGAGTAAATCATATTCAGCTTCATACATATCTATATCATTTTTCATTGAAAACTCTAACTTGGCATAGGTGCAAAGATTTGAACTCTGACTTTTGGTTTTGGAGACCAACGTGCTACCATTAACACTACACCTATACAATGGCGGAGCGACTGGGAGTCGAACCCAGTGAGCCCTTGCAGGCTCTACAGATTAGCAATCTGCTGCATTACCGTCCTGCCCCCGCTCCGTTGTTGTACTTGTAATGTAAGCTATTTTGAAAATAAGTCAAGTTGTTTTGTGTAATTTTTTACAGTTTCTTCAGTCATAACACCATTGATCCAATTTTCTGCGGCATCAGTCACGTATGTTCGATGTTTATCAGGATAATCGATTGTGCCTACTATTACATTATTTTGGAAAAAACTGCACATCAAGTATTCATCATCTACCAATGTAATTACTGCTAACCTGTTATCTTTTTCAAAACGATTGTAGTGATGCATGTTTAAATTCCATTTTATATCCTTTTAGTTATAAATGCGCCTTCTGGACTGTTAATGGCAGCAATCAATTCTTCCCATTGTCCTGGGCTCATTGCAACAGCTTCAATTTTTTTAGCATCTTCGTCCCACTGTCTTATAAAAACAATGTCATCGAAACTGTTAATGATCACATCTTCATGATTACCAGTGTCATCAATAATAGTAATAGTTACTTCGTCGTGATCAAATTCAACTGTAAACATTAACTAAAATATTTGTTTAGCATTTCGATTCGATCAGTTGCCGCAGCCATCTTATCAAGTTCTTCTTGGATGGCTTCAACAATATCGCTGTGTTCGCCAATGCCAACACTTTGGTTCATATAAACCATGATGTTTGTTTTAGCACGTTCTAGCTCACCTTCGGCGTGCATACGTGCTGCTTTTACTAATTGTTCTTTCATACTTATTTCCTTATATTATGGTGCTCCCACACGGACTCGAACCGCGGACCTACTGATTACAAATCAGTTGCTCTACCAGCTGAGCTATAGGAGCATTTGTTAATAAGTTACATTCTAAATTGTTAGTTGTCAACTTTTTTTCTAGTCTCTGGCAAACAGTATGCCCTAATAGGAGGATTGCCAGTATAGGTATGATTTAATTGCATTGCAGTGTTCAAACAATCTTCCAAAACTGCATAATAGACTCTGTCGGTGATTTCTTCACCTAAACGTTCAATTACTAGAACAAAATAAATTACACCAAAATCTATCATATAGTTATTTATGGTGCTCCCGATAGGATTCGAACCTATAGTCGACCCGTTATGAGCGGGGGGCTTTAACCGTTAAGCTACAGGAGCATATATAATTTATGGCGATCACGGAAGGACTCGAACCCTCAACCTGCTGATTAGAAGTCAGCTGCTCTATCCAGTTGAGCTACGTGACCGTCAAAAACTATACTTGTGCTGGAATCTCTCCAGTAATTGAATGCATTTTTTTAATAATACTGTCAACATTAGATTCTGTCAACCATCCTTTTACAGTGTCGTGTTCACTGGTAATACCCGGCAAGTTAACCTGTTCACATGCTTTGCTATCAATTACAGCAATTTCATATGCGCCATTTTTTCCGCCATAAGAAAATTCGTGACTAACAATACTAAGATCGTATTGGTCACCGAATTTTAATACAACTTGAACACCATCATACAATGGTTGTTTTTCAAAGTCGGCTAGCTTAAACATAAGTGCTCCACTTTTCATTCCACATTTCAGCAACTGCTTCGTCAATTTCCTCAACACTGAGGTATCCAATTAATCCAGCTTGTGAAAAAATTGCACCAGCCCGAGCCATTGCTTCACTTATATGTTCACATTCGCCGATGACGTCTGCAACATCATCCCAACATTTTTCTTCGATATTCATTAACCATTCTTTAGTTGCACTCATTTTCTTCTTCCTCTTTTAGAGCATTAAACAAAGACTCGGGTATTACACCAAGTCCAATCTCACGACGAGGAGCACAATACTCCTCGTATGTTTCATATTCAACAGCTTCTTTTAAATGACCCATTGACATTACGCTGCCTCCAACTGTGCTGTACACACATAAGGTTTGCTCCATTCGCCCACTGACATATGAATGTAATAAGCAGTGTCAAAGTAGTCAATCATTGCGTCACTGTTGTCGTACCAACCTTTGTTAGCATGAAAACCTTCTCCCCGCATAGGAGCAGTTTTAATAATCTCGTGTACCTTATCAAAAAATGCTTGATGGTCACCATACATGTGTGTATGATATTGATTGATTTGAGCGTAGCCATCATCGCCACGGAAACAATCACTAAAGTCAGTTGGACCTTGTTTAATAGTAACGTCTACGCCGTGGCTGCCGCTTGACTTACGAACACCAAATTTGAAATTTGGAAATGTTGCTTTCAATTCGTTACGAATTGCTTGAACATCTTTTGCGTTAATATAAGCCATTTCTCACTCCTCTTTTCTAACTTACAAATATATGATAGCACCAAGACGTCTTATTGTCAACAAAAAAGATGTCTTTTTCGAATCTTTTTTATCCCCAATCTTTGAAGTCGCCAGCTTCTTCGTTGTCGTTATAACCACGAGTGTATGCTGTAATTTCTTCAGCGGTCATCAGTTCCATTGGAACACGTTCACTAGTTCCGGTGTTACCTACAAAATAGTGAGGCTTGTATCCTCGACGATAATAACTGTCTGCACCACCACGATCATATGGTCCGCCGTGACGTGTATCATATTTGATTTTAGTTTCGTTAGACATTATGCTGCCTCCTCTGTACAGATATTTTCAATGTGACGCTCAATAGCACAGTCACTCCAATTGCTGAAGTCCAGCGAGCGAGCATAGCTCTTGCTAATACGATCAGCGGTCAAGTAGTAAGCTGACTCTTCCAATTCAATACGCTCAAACTCACGAAGAGTGCCGCTGGGCACACGCTGACTCCAATATTCGGAGTCACTTGGATGAGGCATAGAACCCATCCAGCAGCCAGGCTGTTTGTTGAACTCTTCAGCTTCAGCTCGTTGCGCCATGATATAATCTACAAGTGACTTTTCCATAACGTTCTCCTTACGCAAATAAAGGCTTCATTGTTTCGAACACTTTGTTATAAGCATTGACTTCTGCTTCATAGTATTCGTAAAAATCGCTGTCATCCTCAAAGCGGGGAGAACCACTAGCATGTTCTTCCCAAACCCGATCCATTGCTTGCATACCTTCTAACAAGTCTCCACGTCCGTAAGTGGTCATAACTTGTACAGCATCTTGCATGGTAGTTTCGAACTTGTAAAAATTAGGAATTCTAAACACTGCATCTCTCCGTGTTTCTCAACTTACATATATAATATAGCAAGACTTCTTGGTTATGTCAACCTTTTTGTGCAACTTTTTTAAAAAATTTTTCCACCTTCTTTTAAAAGTTCTTTGTACTCAACTACTGGATCTCGAGGGATTTGCTCTTTTCTGTAAATCAAAAAATTTCTAGATATATTGTGTGGTACAATGTTTAATTGCTCACACAATAAAAACATTCTTACGCCTGGTCCGTTGCGATCCAAGAATGGACTAGTCTGATTGTTCAATAAATTATATTTTTCTAAATTATTGTATATAGATTTATTAATCCAATACATATTAGATTGCAACAGATCCATTGTGTAGCTCGAACCATAATAAAAAACATCGTCTATATTTGTAAGATAAAATTCGTCTACCATTAAGCAATTATTTGCATAAATTGTTTTTTGATGAATTCTTTGTGGAGAGCTGTATACGTTAGTAAATTTTAAACCAGGTTGAAATGCTAAATCAAATCTACATTTAACAACTATATCAAACGTCATATTATTTCTTTGTTCATAAATTCTTTTTTGTAAGTTGGCTTTAGCTTCACTGTAAAACAAATGGTCCCATACTTTATCTGTTTCGAACTTTTTTTCAACTTCTAAAAATTCAAAATTATAAAAACGATGCATATCGTCTTTTATAAAATCAATTGTATATTCCTCATGTTCGAAAACTACATTTGGAAATTGTCCTACTTTATAACTATTACTATTCCAAGTATGTGCAAAAAATTTTACATTTACATCTGGTAAATCGAAAAAATATCTGATACTATCTGCACAAAAATTATACATTCTAGGCTCGCCACTAAAACAAACAGCAATATTTTTTATGTTATTCATTGGAATATCTAAACTACTCATTTGCTTCTCGAACTATATTATTTTTAATACCATTGTTTACTGTAAAACCATAAAAATTTATGTCAGTATAATTTAGTGTGATATGTTTAAATTTTTTAAACAAAGATATAGTGTTAAATGTTATATTATCTGTGTAAAAAAAATGCTCATTTAAATTGAACTCATGAATATTATTGCTTGTTGAATAAACATTATTAATTTCTACATTATCTGGAAGGATAATATTGTCTAAGACAAAAGAAGAATGTATACAAAATATTATGTCATAATGATTACTATTGTATAGTCCTGTCCATTGTTTATGATTGCCCGCAAGTTCTAATACATCGAAAAAATTTTCATTTTCAAAGTTTTGTGTTTTTAGATTTTGATATTTTTTTAATAGCGGATCAATTTGCTGTTGTGTAAAATTGTTTCCCCACCTATAAACCATCACTTTCATGATAATATTTATAGGGAAACATCTTCCAATCCAGCTGCACGTAGTTTTACAATATTATTGATCTGAAATTGTTTTGCATCAATGGCTTTTATCAAGCCCATGTACTTGTTGCGTACCAGTGCTACTTCATTGATGATGTGCTGTTGGTCAATAACTTCATCTTCGCCATCAGCATACTTTTCAGCATCTCTACTCGAGAGTGCTTTGTTGTATCCTTCTAGATACTTTCTATAGTGTTTGTTGCGAATTTTACGCATCTCAATATTGAGATATTCCAGTATAGCTTCAATTTCCTGCAATTGATTAAAACGGTATTCAACTACACCAGGCATGTCACGACTGTGTCTTTCAACATTGCCCTTGAGTCCGCATTCTAGTCTTGCTTCTTCTAGTTGCTGTTCGAAATAATCAATTGCAGGAACAATGTTAGCTATATCTTGTCTTATTTTGTTAAACCAGCTCATTACCAATCATCATATTCATCAGAGTCTTCGTCAATATCGTCATATGCATCTTCATAATAACTGTCCTTTAGTACTCTGTCAAGTGTTGAATCAAATCCAAACCATTCGTCGCCTACTTCTGACAGATCGCAAATTCCTTCATTTACAACTGCTAGAAACTTTTCACAGGCTATGTCACGGTCTTTTGCTGGAATATAAGACTTCATTGATAGCCACATATCAACATACGTGGCTACTTCGCTATCACTCATTTTCATTGGCTATTTCTTCCTCAGGTAAGATATCTTGTTCGATTTGTTCGTTCTCGATATTTACCTCCGGAAGGTCTTTTTGTCCCCATTCTTGCATAATAAGATCCAAGCACCCATCATCGTTCCTTTCCCATGCTTTGCGGAATTGTGTTACAACTTCACCTGTAACAGGACTTATATATTCCAAACGGTTACCAGTTTTCTTTAAGATGTTTGTACTTTCACACAAATCAACAAAACCACTATAGGGATTCATACCAGTTTCATATGGAATTTTGATCTGTACACTTTCAAAAGGTTTAGCAAAACGTGTTTTCATTACCTTACAGGCTGCACGAATACCACGTACTTCGCTAATTTTGTTACCTTCCTCGTCTTCTTTGAGCTTGAGTTTGCGCATTGCAACAACAATGCTGGATGCATAGATAAAGCCTTGTCCACCGCTGATCTTGTCATCTGGATCAAACATATCTTGCGATGCATATGTGTGGTTAGTTGCTACTAGACCGACATTGTAATCACCAAACATGTTTACACAGTTTCTAACAAGTGCTGTTAGTGCTTTAGGTTTACGACCTAAGTCACCTTTCATATCACCTTTTTGGAACTGGTCAATATCTGTGGGAGTTAGCATCATGCCCAAGCTGTCAATCACAAACAGTACCTTTGGGCGATCTTCTTCCTCTTTGTCAGCGAATTGTGCTTTGTAGTCTTTCATAAATTCACTGATAATTTTTGCAACTTCGTCAATCATTGCTACGTTTAGTTTGAGAAGTTTGTCTTCACTGGTGTCAACATCTAGTGCTTTGAGCCATGCTTCGTCTAGTGCGTTTTCACTATCAATAAGCACACAAAAAATACCTTGCTTTTGTGCTTCTCTGATCAGGTTACCGCTACAGATAAAACTTTTACCTGCACCACTTTCACCTGCAAACACTGTAACTTTGCCTAGGGGTACACCTTTGTTAAAGTCGCCACTGAGAAGTTTGTTAAGTGTATAGTTACCTGTTGAAATCCATGTGTCAGGATCTCTAAATCCGCTACTAAGCCCAGGCACGCTCTTTGTAATACTTTTGCGGAATTTACTTACGTCAAAAGGTTTTGCCATAATTATCTCCAAGAAAATACTGTAGGCGACTATTGCCGCCTACGTTGTGTTTGATTAGCTGTTGTTACGATTGCGAATTGCTGCTAGTATATCCTGCGCACTTGGCTTTTCGCCTTCTGCTGCTGGTGCAGTCGCTGCCACTGTTTCAGCTACTTGCTCTTGCTGTGCAGGCGGAGTAACTGGTGCAGGTGCTGGCTCAGGTGCCGCTTCTGCTACAGGAGTAGGAGTTGGCGTAGCCTGAGGCTGCGGTGCAGGACTGGGTGCTGGCGCACTACCTGTGTTTGGCGCACTGTTGCTAGTATCAATTTGTACACCGCCTGGACGATAGAAGTTGCCCCACTGTTCTGGATCATACAACTGTCCATCAACACTTGCTTCAAACATCTGTGCAATCACAGCCAGTTCAGCTTCACTTGGCTGCTTGGGAAGATAATCATTTAAGGTGAACAATCCATATTGATCAATTGCTGCACGTTCATTTGCATCCAAACTGCGCTCTCGACGAGCCCAACTTGAAGTCGAATAATCAGCATACTGACCTTTGGTTGTCTTAGTAAGACGGAAATCAGTGCCTTGTTCGACGTCAGTTGGAAGTTCAACAAAGTCACTATCCATTAGCGCACCTTTGATGATGTTAAAAATGCTTGGATTGATAATAAACCTGCGAATTGGATTGTCAGGAGTAGTATCTTCTTGTAAGCTGCTTTCAGCTACAAAACCTTGGAACACATAACTGCGTTTTTTCCAATATTTACGGCCCATATCTTCCATACTAGGATCTTTGAACCAGTTGCGTACTTCTGCAAGTACAGGACAGCTACCCACTGGACCCCACATTTCGTTACAAGGAACGTTTACAGTAACACGACGACTGTTAGGATCGCCTTTTACACCTGCAAACTCCAAACGAATCATTTGACGTTCACGCCAAAAGTAAGTGTTGCTTGCATCACCATCTGGTAAGAAGCGTAGTACACTTGTTGAATTTTCTGGGATATTCCAAAATGGGAAGATAGCGTTATCGCCGCCTCCTGAACTTGAGCCACCGCCGCCGCGGTTTTCTTGCTCTTGCAATTTTGCACGAATTTCTGCCAATGTTGCCATAGTTATTCTCCTTAATTATGCCTATGTTTGTTGCCTAAGTATGCCTCGTGACTACTTATATAGTCACTAGTATATGTGTAGTTTGTGAAGTTGTCAACTAAAAAGTTTATCGAAATCGTATTTGTTAAATGCGCTTTCAAATGTTTGTTCATAATCTTCACTTGCTACACTCGCTGATTCACTTGCAGGTGCTTTCAACTTAGGCATTAATGTTTTGATTGCACTGACTGCTTTAGATAGCATAGCACGTTCTTTAACATTGTCAACCACATCGTTGAATCTTGCAAGTAAAACTGCTAGTTGATCCTGATCTTTGCCGCCATCGATAGCGCCACTCAAGTATTCCATTACAGCACCGATTTGCGCTTGCATAGGAGCACTAGCAAGTCTCTTGCTAACAAGTGGATTTTCAGGATCACTTTTTACATCAACACCTTTGCGTAGTCTAACACTATCCATTTTGTTGATAGCGTCTACTAAACTGTCCAGTGTTTCTGTTGCAAATGCATCAGCCTCTCTGATTGCTTTCATCTCTTTGACTAGTGCATTTACATACGGTAGTGCATCATCTAAACTTTCGTCAAATGTGCGTACTGTAAACTGATTACGAAGTTTTGTACGATCTGTTTCATTGATCTTAACTTCTCGTGCTTCAAACTTTTCTTTGGTTTCGTTGTAGCACTTGCAACCTTTTAATTTGTTGATTGTTTCTCTGATACTAGCAATACGTTGAGAGACTGCTTCTACGATTTCTGCTGTATCTTCGTTTACCAAACCATTGCGCTTACTGTAGTTTGCAAACTCTTTGAGCTTTTTAAGTTCTACAGTTTGTTCTTGAATATATTGACCAAATTCATCATGTGGTGTGCCACCTTCTTTAACGTGACGCAGCATAGCTCTGCCGCCTGCTAGATTGTTGGTTGGCATCTTGTAGCGTTCGCCTTCTGCATTTTCAATATAGATAGCACTGATGTTTCTACTGCGGCTTCCACGTGATTCTTCATTCACTGGTTTTGTATGTTTAATAATTAGTCTAGCACTTTCTAGCTTTTGATAACTGCTCTTGCTACTACCATAAGCTGGACTAATACCTTCGTCTATTTTCATGTCTCTCACCTTTTGCGCTTGGTAATCTTGGTCTTTTGGTTTTATTTCTTTTGTAAAATTCTTTAGTGTGTATTCAATAATACTTCTGTTAGCAAGTTGTTTTAACTGAAACAGTGTGTCTTTGAATTCGTTTAAATCAGCATTTTGATTTACACTTACACGTATTTCACGCTTGCTTTCTGTTTCATCCAAGTTGATCATGCTACCAACTTTGGGCAAATAAAAACGTCTTGCTTGATCTGGATCAACAGTAGACTCGCCTTCGTCGGTGTACATTTGCACTGTAGCACCGCTGCCTTTTAAAATTTTAAACATTTCGTTGGCAATTTTTTCACTGTTAATCATTGTCAATTCCTTTAATGTATTTATGTTAGAAACACAAAAGGCATGGGCTCCACATTTTCATCATCGTCAAAGGTATCTTTGAGTTCATCGTATGCGCCTTCGTCATACTGTGCTACTTGTTGAGCTATTCTTACTACCAGTACACATGCCATTACTAGGTCATCAGTTTCGCCGTCTTTGGCACTAAAGCTACTGCCTCTGGCAATAAATGTTTTGATTTCTCTGAGCAATGCACTACTGGCAATCTCCATTCTGTCTGTTTCAATCCATGTTTTGAGTTTGCTACAGGCTGCAAGTTTGCTTTTGTTGGTGGTAGTAAATCCTTTTCTAAAACCTCTGTTGGCACTGCGTGGTTGACTGACCAATGTTCCAGGTATATTATCTTCACCCAATTCGTTGATAACAACCAATGCAGCTTCTCCCAGTGTATTGTTTTCCACACTCCAATATATTTCACTTTCTGGAGCTTCTTCTTGGATAGCCATTAACATGCTTCTTAGTATTTTGATTTGCTCGGTGATAGGAGTTTTATTGTGCATCCATTCTGCTACTTGACGCATACCCGGCAATTCGTATATTTGTATTGCAGCATTGTCGCCACCTGTTCCCAAACTTGGATCAAGTCCTGCAATGTATGTTTTACCTTTGGTAATATTTTTGTACCAACGCACTTGTCCTGTACGCTTGTATACTTCTTTGTGTTCCATAACAGCCAGTTTTAAACTACTGATAAGTGTTTCGTCATAAGCAATAAACTCGTTAAGATGTTCACGACGAAAACGTTCTTCACCTATTTTGCCTTGTTCTTGATCAGCCCACTCTTGATCTCTGTCTGGATGTTGTTTCCAATCTGCACTGTATGCTTTGAATCCATTTTTACCAGTTTCTTTTTCATTGCCAAATTCATCCAGTGTGTTACAAGCACCACGCCAAATTTGTGCAAACTGATCATCATCTTGATTTGGTGTACTTGTGATAATACACTTACCACCTGTACTTAATGTTGGACTGAGTGCTGTCCAAAACTCACGGGCAATAGTAGGTCTCACAAATGCAAACTCGTCCAAGTATGCTAGTGAAATACTCAAACCACGTCCAGTGTTTTCAGTGGTTGCTTGTGCAATAATACGACTACCGTTGTCAAACTCTAGTGATCCTTTGTTGTATGCTGTTACACCTGCACGTACATGATCAGGTAAAAGTTCATAGGCAAATCTTACACGTTGCATAATCTCCTGAGCACCACTATATTTGTGTGCCGCAATAAGAATAGTTTGATCTGGAACATACATTGCATACCATAACAAGTATGCAGCCGCCGCAGTTGACTTACCCATCTGGCGACTAATAAGAGCAATACTATAACGATGATTGTGATAGGCATCTAATAATCCACGTTGAAAGTCAAACAAATCAAAACGCATTCTACCTTTGACTGGATGTTGAATCCACACAAAGTTTTCAATAAAATAAATTGGATCTTGTGTACACTTTACAAGATCTTCAATTTGTTCTTTTGTGAACTTTTCTTTCTTGTAAGGTGACTTGATTAAATTAGTATCTACTGCCATACTAGTACTTATCAGAAAAAAAGACAGTGTGAAACACACTGCCTTTTAGTTTAAACGCCTGCTAATTTTTTAATTCTTGAAAGATCAGCACTTTCCATTTCAAGTGAACCTTCAAGGTGTGCTCTACCATCTTCTTGCATACCTTGTTCACTGAACTGAACTTCTGTGCCAATCAGATCACTGACAAATTCTTCAAAACCACTATCTGTGTAAACTGTCCAAGGACCGTCGTGCATAACAACTACTTCAATCATACCATCTCGTTCTTCAACTTCGTAGTCAGTCATTGTAACACTAGGTGGATTTTCACCATCTCTGTCCCAAATACTGTCGCCTGCTAATTTAATAGGCTGTGGCAAACTAGCATATCCTGGGCCTTGTTTGCTTGCTTTTGCTGGATTATAATCTGGTGCATTTTCTTTTTTAATCATTTTTTCCCAACTTTTTCTATTGGGAATTTTGAGTAGCTTTGACCATTCCTCATCACTAGGAACCATCGATTCGTCTGTCATTGATGCGCTCATAAGACCTTCATCTAGTGCATTTGCTGCTTTAGCTAATCCTTCTACTGCTTCTGCAAGCCAAGCAACGTCTCCGCCACTTTCTGAAACAGCGTTCCACATTTTACCTTCATTGCGAAATACTTTGATTAAACGATCAATTTGCGCAGTTGCGCCTTCTATTGTTTTTTGAATTTTTTGTTCTTGGCTTGTAGACATTGTTATAATCCTGCTAGTTGTTTGAGTACATCGATATCATCTGTCAGAGAATCTGCTGTAGTAGAGTCCATCTTTACTGGATATGTTTTACCGTTAAAGCTAAATGACTTCTTGCCATCTTTTTTAGCATTAGCTGCCGCTGTGTTGAATGCATTATCTTCTTCAACATCATCTTCGTCAACTACTGCTTCTTCTACAGTTTCTTCAACTGATTCATTTGTTGCACTGCATCCACTATGACAGTTGCAGTCTGGACCACAGTCGCCGCCGCATGAACAACTATCATCACAACCACATGCATGTGCTTCTGTTACTACTTGATTTTGTGCAGCTTTGTACTGTGCATATGCTTCAGTAATATCTTCCACATTGTGGTCTTCATAAACTTTTGTTTCATCTACAGTTACATGATCACCATTGGCTCCCAAGTATCTGCGTAGGCTTAGGTCAGCAGGACTACCCAATGTGCCTTTGTATTCTTCTGGCTCACCGCTGTAGTGGTCACCACTGTTTTGGTAGCCTTCTTCTTCTACAGCTTCTTCGCCTTGTAGTTGATTCAACTGCTCTGGAGTTACCAATGCAATCAATGTTCTCATACCGTCGTTTGGCTGTTCTTGCACTGGTGTGTCAGCTGATTTACTAAGTCCTGCTAATTTAATTAAATCATCTAAATTCATTGTCTCACACCTTGTATTCTGTTGTTAGTTCTGCGCCTTTGGCGTCTTTTAGCATTTTTTCATTATATGCATCACCGTAATGATCTTCTGCATTGATCTTTTCAGCTTCACTATAATCAGCGTCTGCTAATACGCTGGTTGCTTCTTCATCTGATTCTTCTTCAACTTCCCAAAGTTCTTCTGCTTCGTTCATGTTGTTTACAATCATGCTGCCCAAGCTGCAACCACAAATGCTTGCAATTTCTTCGTGCAAACTGCTAGGTGTTGCTGGTAATTTAGTAGCAAAATCATATATGTAAACTTCTTGAGCACCTACGTCTGCAAAACCACGTGGTTTGTGCATAATAGTTTTCTTCGGCGAGCCCATGCTTTCCATGTTGTATTTTTTCATATGGTTTTCAATTCTGTCCATATGGTCATCTGAAATCTCGTGCAGACTACGAAGTCTGAACTCATAGGTTTTTTCAGATTCAGCTAGATATTGTTTCAAACTTTTCATCGCGATTTCCTTAACTGTAGTTATTTATCAGAGTTATTCATTTTATTAATAACAGCATTAATCAATGCATTGCGGTCTTCAAACTCTTCTGCTTCGCCTTGTATGCTGGTATCTCCACGAGATTTAGCTTCTTGTGCATCAAATTTGGCTTTTTGCAGTTGTAGTTGTACCATCTTGAGTTTTTTATCCATCTTTGCTGTTTTAGCAGTGATGGCGTTGGTCATCATTTTACTTGCTGTGTCAAAAATAGCAGCCGCATGTCTATCTTCTACGTTTTGTCCTAAATCCATGAGATCTTGGAAGGCATGCATTGCTTTTTGTGCATAGTTATCCATGTCAGCATCCAATGCTTCTAAATCTCTAACCATTGGTAATGCAGCATCAATTTTGTCAGCTACGTCCAATTGTTGTTGTAACTGTGCTAGATCTAATCCAGTTTCTTCCTGCTTGACGGGCTCATCTTCGTATTCTTTTTCCATTGGAGGCAAATCGAATACGTCTTCAATTTTTTTGTTCATTTTCTTTTCCTCTTTTTAGGCTGATTGAACAACTCGTTTTCTGTTAGCACTCTAAATCCAACACCCTGTCTTTGACAGTATACTTTAGCAGCTTGCCATTTGGCTTCATTTACGATTGCTTGTGCTTTTTGTACTGTGCTTCTAGCATGAGCCAGTGTTTGACCAGCAGGTTTAATCTCAATCATTTCTGCTTTGCGCTGTTTGTTCTTATCTTCATACACTATAAAAAAGTCTGGGACATAGTGTGTATTCTTACCTGTTGCTGGATTTCTATAAGGTATTCTGTGTGCTTCACTAGCCCATGCTAGTATATTAGGATGTTCATCTAATAACCGCATAAACTTTAATTCCCATCCACTACGATATTTTGGACGGTGCTTGCCCACATACTTGCGAGGGTTTTTAACTTCGTATATGCCTTGTTGGAATTTATTTGCCATTCTAGCAGTATTTATTAATCAAAATATTTGATCAATAATCTTAGATACTACATAAGTAACACCGGCTCTATTAATTAACTGTTCGGTTGATGAATTATAGTTGCCATCAAATAATCTAATAGCTGCGGCGGCTGCTACTGTAGTAGCAACAGCTCTACCCGAAACTGTTGCTGCTTCTCTGCCACCATCAACTGCTTGAGCATCTGCTGCTTGACTGCTACTTGCGCCCAGAGGTTCGATATTAACATGTTCTGGTTGAAACTGTACTGTGTATTGTAGAGGATTGCTGTCACTGTAATCTAGTCTGTCATGATTAACATTGGTCATCATACAGTTAAACATTCTAATTATTCTACCACCTTGTGCAGTGTCTTGTTGTTTAATAATGATTTCTTCAAAGAAAAATCTTTGATCATCTGGTATAGTTCTTGCACCATAAGGACTTGCTCCGCCACTTGCAAAACCACCATTGATTACATCATATGCACCTGCAGTGGTACTGTCAAGCTGATGTCCGTGAAAGTAATGTTGTGCATAAGCCATTAACAAAAAGTTAAATTGATTGTCTTTGGTATCGTAAAATAAAATGTTAATGGGTGGCGAATCCATTCTAGTAGGAACATATCTAGGTCTGTTGTATTGATTTAGTCTAACCACACCATAATCAAAGTCTGGGAGACCTACACTTGAAACTCTATCAAATGTAAAGGCTCTCCCAAAACTTTCATCAATCAAAGGAACTGTAGGATTTAGTATAAAGCTCACGCTAAAATTATATTTTAGTCTTGGAATACCTGTAAGCACATTACTTCCGTGTTGCACTCCAAACTTATCAGCGGCGGCATTATACGGGCCAGTATTACTAATCAGTCCCATTGGTTATCCTAATTAAGTACCAGCGCCTGTTGCGTTGCTAACTGTCTGATCAGGTGTTTCGCCTGTTAGTGTAGCGTTACCTGCTGCATCGTAAATTTCAGCATTGTCGTAACGAATACTCACAGTAACCTGTACTTGATCACTGTTTGAGTATGCCATATCACCATACTGAATATTTGCAATGTAGCAACCTGCTAGTTCAAATGTATCCAGTACACCTGGTGTTGGATTTGCGCCATCTAAACTTTCTACTACCATTTGGAACTTGTAACCACTGCCTGCTCTTGAACTTGCTTGGTTAGCATGATCAACTTGTCTGTTGAGTTGATTGTTTAGTTCTCTAAGCACTGCACTGTCTACATCATCTCTGAGTACAACTGTTACAGGATCCCATGTGTGTTTACCTGCTAGATAAATTCTCGAATTATATGCGTCTACCATTACTTCATCATGAGTTAAACTTGGTCTTGTTACACTGATAACACTTCTAGTGGGTACACCACTAAATGATTCACCAATAAAGTTCACTCTAAAACGATAAGCAAGTTTGGGCATAATAGTTGTGGTGTTGCCTTGATTGTCTGGAACACCAAGTGTTGTTATAACTGCCATCTCTATCTCCTTGTAATACCGGCTAGTAGTATTTATGATTTTCAGTCAAAAAATTAGGCGCCCTTGAGCGCCTAATTAAGTATTAAGTTAATTTTTTTTAGTTTGTTGTTGACAATGCACCAGTATTCACCAGTCTAATTGGGACATAAATGAATTCTGCTGCTTTTGCAGGTTCAATCGCAACATCTACATAGAATTCGTTGCGATCTATTCTTGCAGGTGTATTGTTTGATTCGTCACATACAACTGCAAAGTCGTTGAGACCTCTGCGGCTTAGTATGTCTGCCAAGAACCGTTCAAATGCAATTTTTGCTCTTGCTCTTGTTTGTGCATCATTGATTTCAAACAAGAACGGACGAGCTAGTTCATCAAAACGATCTCTCAGATATGCTACCAATCTAGCAACATTCACCCGATCCAATGCACTTGTTGTTGTGTGCAGTGTTTTCTGACCAAATACAATTGTACCTTGTCCAACAAATGTAGTAATTGGATTAAGTTTGACTGTGTACATCGCATCACGTTGTCCTTGACTCAATGCAATAGCTTTGAATTCATTTTCTGTTGTGATATAACCAACACTGCTTGCATTTTGTACAACACCTCTGGTAGTACCAGCTGGTGCAAACCACTGGAAGCTGATGTTGTCGTTGTATGCATATGTGTAAAGTGCCATGTGACTTGGCGGAACAATAACAGTATTACCATTTAATGGTTCTGTTGTTGCACCTGCAGGATAGTAAACTGCACTATAAGTGTTGTTGGTTACTAGTCCATCTTCGCCATTTTCACTGGCTGTGTTGCTGTTTTGTACCCAACTGATAACATCTGTTGGATTTTTACGCATTGGTGTATCAACAATAATAAATGCTGTTTCGCCTCTGTCACTGTTTAGTGTGACCATTTCATCCACTAGTTCTGGATAGTTAGGTGCAGCAATTAGACTGAATCTGTTGCCTGGATCTCTGAGATCTGTGCCTGCTGCTACGGCTTGCATCGCTGTTGCAATAACACCACGTTGTGCATAACGTCCAAAACGTCCGCTGCCGTCTGCATGATTGCTTGCGCCATTTCTCCATGCTGTGCCGTTCCATGTTCTCACAGTGTTTTTACTCTGTGCCATGTTAACCGCTACCATTCCTGCTGGATAAACAGTTGCACTAGGTGCGCCTGTAATTGGTGCTCCTCCGCCAGCTGTATCAAAAAAGTCTGCAAATATCACACCTGTTGTGGTTGTCTGGTCTGTGTTATCGTGTGTAACCCATGCACTACCGTTGTATACTTTGATTTTTGGATAATCACGCTCGTTAGCTTGTCCACTAGCTGCTAGTGTTGTGTCAACCCAAATGTCACCTACTGCTAGTGCATTACCTGCTGCATCTGTGGTTGGTTGTGTGGTTGAATACACAACATCTGCCACTGCAACCCATGCACCGCCAACTTGACGATATAGGTCTAAACTGTTGATTGTGTTGTCAAACCAGTATGTACCTGTTGCTGTTGTTGCTGTTGGCTGAGCTGCTGAAGCGTTCAAGTCTGTTGCTGTTAGTGCGCCTGCAGCGCCGTTGGCGTCTACTTCACGCACAACAATTGATGATTTTGTGTCTGCTTGTTGATCCAGCAACAAGTTACCAGTTGTAGCTGAACTTGCTGTTAATACTGTAGTACTTGAACCATCTTGTGGCACAAAATCACCTATTACAGCAATGCCATCTGCTTGTGTAGTGCTAACACCTTGTACTGTTTTTTGTACAAAAACACCCACACTTGAATCGTAGCTGTAAACTTTAAGATCAATACCATTGCCTAAGCGTGTGGTTTTGATCCAAATATCACCTGCACTAGGCGCCGCTGGTGGACTATAGTGAGGGGCATATGTTACTGCTTCGCCTGTGCTTATGCCTGTTGACTGATCTACAAGTTGCCAGGATCCACTTACACCATACACGTATTCAATGCCCAGTTGACGATCTGCACTTGTTGATGTTTCGTTGTCAACATGTACAACAACACGGAATGTACCGTTTATCGTCGGACTTCCTCCGCCTGTTGGTGTGTGAACATTGCCAACAATATCGCTGCCGTCGTCTGCATTGATTTCAATTGAAGGAATTTTTACTTCCCACTTGCTTGTAGTGTCGTTCCATTGATGGATACCAAAAGCACTACCATCTGTGTCTA